TGTGGTTTGATCAACCCCAAGATCAGTGCTATCTGGATCGTTGGATAGATCTTTGTCAATCAGCACTTCGGGAGCAATGGCGATGCGGAGCGCTTCAATGCCGCGCTCGTTGGTGAGCATCGGCAGCGTCGGTTCCCACTCATCGTTGGAGAACGAATCAAAGGAATCGTTGCGCTTGGCGCGATAGATGCGATTGGAATTAAGCGCGGGCGTGCCAACGCGGTAGTAAGCGCCAGCAGTGAAGCTCGTAGCTGAATCGCCAGGGCGCAAGACCACGTTGTAGCGGCTAGATGACACGCTGCCGCCTGTGTTGTCTACAGACGACTCGCTGACCAAGAACACTTGGCCTGCGCCATTGGTTGGATCAAGTTGAGTGGAGGTGCCGCTGCGAGAGCCAAGGCGGGCAACGAAGTTACCAACAGGGCGGCGAGTTGCAGTGGGATTGCTGTTTTCGACAATGATTGAATACTTGCGCTCGCTAGGTGTGCGGGTATCAACAAGGCGGCGAATGTAAACGCGGTTGCCGACAAGCACTGCCGGATCCATCGTTGTGATGTTGTTGATCGCGAGGTCGCCGCTGGGGTTGACGTTGATGAGAGTGGGCGAGCCTTCGTCCCAAGGCGTCGCCGCCATCTTCGCCCTTACGTCGATGGCAGTGGATGCGTTCTTGTCGCCGGGTACATAGCCGGGGCCGGTGTCGCGGCTACGGTTCTCAATCCAGATGTAGTCGTCTTGCTTGAGGGTGTAGCCGTAACGGCCAAAGGTGAGGTTGGGGTCAAAGGCAGTCTCAAGCGTGATCACACCAGTACCGCTGTCGTAGCTGGCAACAGTGCCAATTGTGATTTGCCTAATGTTGCTGCCGTCAGTACGCACCTTGAGAGCACGACGAACAGCTTTCACCAAGAATCCCTTGTCCTGGTCAAATGCGCCACCATCAGTGCCGATACCCCGGAAACCGGATGACAGCAGTGCCGTCAGGCCGAAGTTTGAGTTGGAGTTGGTGATGGTGCATTCACCACCGCTGGCGGTCCAGTGGTGAACGGCATCACCAATCACGAAGCAGCTAACTTCCTGCAGGATGGAATTATTGATGCACTTGAAACCAAAGCTGCGGTAGTCAGTGTCGTAGCAGCCAGTGGAATGATTGATGTTGCCCGCAATGCGATAGCGGACGTTGTTGATGTCAGAAGCAATGTAGGCAGCGTAATTTGCAGGGACGTTCCAGCTCCCGCTTCCGTAGATCTCCCATGCGTTCATGTCCTTCTGCAGGGACACGTTGGTGAACTGCGCCACCACCATGCTCTTGAAGCCTGTTACCTTGCTGCCATCAAGGAACATGCCGCACATTCCATAGTCGGAACGTAGCGAGCAGTTGAAAACATACGGCGAGCTGCCGCGTGTGGAGTCAACATCAGAAGTGGCTGCACCATCCGGGTAGACAGTGGTGATCTGTGTCTCGCCAGGGTTGATCAGCTCGACATCAGCAGGATTCAGCCCAAAGGCTGTAGCGACCTTGGCGTAGAAGGCGCTCAGTTCTGCCTCGGCGCAGAATTCAAATGCCGACAGCAGGTGGTGCGAAGTGGTGACACCAATCGCATCCTTGAAAGTGAAGTTGAAGAAGAAGCTGCCGCCAGTGGCCTTGAAGATGGCGCCACGGGCAGTGGAGGGGTTGAGGTTGGCAGCAGGGACCGTGCTCGGGCGGATGACAGATTTCCGCAGGTCTTCACCGACGATGCTGACGCCACGCGGCAGGATCACGCCAATGCCGCTGCCGTTGAAGGCGCGGAGATTTTCAGCCGTAGGCGAGAAGGAGCTGCCCCAGGAGCTGACGGTTTCAGAGCCAGCCGGTGCATTGTCGATGATGTGCTCGCCGGGCGACACGCGGATCACCACGCGGTCGTACAGGTCATTGCCGCTGCCCGAAACGATGGACAGGCGAGCGGCTTCGATCAGCGCACGCTGCAGCGTCTTGAACGGAGCGCTTTTGCTGTAGCCAGCGGTGATCTGCTGATTGGTCAGCGGCGGGACAGCCGTTGCGTCGGCAGTGCCTTCAACCCAGTCGTCAGTGCCGATCTCGGGGTCAACGTAGAGACAGGTGGTCGTAACGCCTTGACTGGTGCCACCCACATAGCGGCGGGCAGCAGTGGCGATGGCGGCGATCTGTTCGCGGAAGCCGGCCTGGGTGATGTTCAGGTCGTTGATGGATCCCGTTTCGCCGGGAAGCAGGATGGCCGCCACGATGTACTCTTACACTTTCCTCCCAGCTTACTGGCCCATCTTCAGTTCTATCGGGCCAGTCGTGACAAACTGGGCAGTGCCAACAATCGCCTCAGTGGCACGTGTGTTCACGGCAGTATTCGTTACCAGTATTTCGCACTTGTAGTACAAATCACCTGGGGCTAAACGATTACTTGTATCTTTGCGATCTGTAATCATGAAAAATTCCGCCTCTGCCTTTGCCCCGCGTTCTGTCAGCAGTAAAAGCTGCATCAGTGAAGTCGAATCGTACTTGTCTTCTTCAATCCGGCGCTCCACGATGAAATCAAATGTACCGCCTCCGCTGACAACAGACTTGACGCTTTCGCCAAACTTTTGGCCTACAGATGTTGTATTGACATTTTCGGCGTTCAGCTCAATACTCCATTCCCGGAGTTCGCCTTGGATGATCCAGGGGAAGCCGCCAACCCAGCGACGGGGTTCAATTTCCGCGTCGTCGTACTCGGCAGTGCCGGCGGTGGGCTGCAAGTAGTCCGGTGCGTAGTCGCAGATACTGGCCAGCGTGGATTCATCTCGAATGTCCGAAAACCTGTAGTCACCAGTTGCTGCAAGGCATTCGGCTAGGGCGTTGTTGTACTCTTCGGTGCCAGCTGGTGCGATCAGTACGTACTGAAAATCAAGCTGCTTAAGATCGATTCGATCGCCTGTGTTACCGCTAAGAGCAGCGGCTCGTGTTGTGTATAAACTTAGCCTTCCAAGTTGGTCACGGTAGACAAAATAAGTCCCGGAATTTACAGGCGTTCCACGGTTGTAAAAATACACCGTGTCGTCATCACTAACGTAATATTCGTCGGTTTCATCTGTAACGTGCGCCCTGTTAGGCCCCAAGTCCCAAGTGGAACCGAAGTAACAACCGACGCCGCTGGGTAGGGCATCGGCAGACAGCGGAAGTCCTTCTGGGGCTACAAGATAAACCTCGTCGCCGTTCCAAAACTCGGTGCTGCTGACTTGCAGCGTGTCAGTGTCCGACCGCAGCGCCGACACTGGAACAACAATCGGCGCAGGCGCTTCTCGGCGGAAGCGCACATAGCCTTCAACGCCAAGAACTGCCATGACTTAGAAGCCGCCGCTGATGGAACCAGAAACTTGGAACGACACGGAGCAAACTTGGATTGCACCAACGCTGACGCTTGGCGACACGCTGGTTAGGAACGCTGAGCAGCTCAGGCTTTTGCCTCCAGCGGTGTCCAAGACAAAGCTCACCGAGCCCGAAACATCGTCGCCATCGCCGAGGATGCTGTTCAGCAGCGCCGTCGCTTGACCTTCCGATGGGTCATACATCAACTCAGCCGTACCAGTGGAGCCGCGCATCCCTGGAACGTAGGTTCGATCATGCACTCCAAGCGTGGTGGTTTCCAGTGGATCCTTGTTGATCGACATGGACCACGACCGCACCTTGCCGACAGTGGCGCCGTTCCAGTTGAGGGCGCCGTTTTTACCAGTAAGGACAGCCACTGATCACACCAAGCTACAACCAGCCTAGCTAAGCGTCGCGGGTGGCTTCCAGTCTTACGCGAACGCTGCTGATTCCAGGCTTAATTCGTTGTACTTGCGGCGGTTCCGCAAAGTGCCAGATCAGCCCGTCGCCGCCATCCGAAACGTATGCGGTCAGCGTGGCATCCGCGCCATTGAATACTTCACTCGGTACCGTCACGGCATTCAGTTGACCACGTGATGCGTTCCAAGCATCAAGAAACTCAACAGCGGAGGAATCGGCGATGTTGTCAAAATTAAGCTGCAAAGTGGATCGCGATCCACGGTTACCGAAGATGCGGCGGGACACGACGCCGCTCAGCGAAGTATTGGACTTGACCGGGAACTCCGGTGCCGTGAAGTCCATCGCCGTTGGCGTCAGCGCAGGTAGTGCGGCCATGTTCAGGTTTCCACCCAGTAGTTGTCATCGTTCCACTCAGCGTAAAGCTGAAGGGTGCCATCCGACAGGAGCGGCGAATGCACGGCTTCGATTTCGTAGCCGTCCTCGCTGGGCGTAATGGAGTCGATGCGATAGGTGCGCGTGATGATCTCCGAGGTTTTGACTGTAAATACAACGCCAGTCGGCGTGGCAGTGGTGCCACCGTTGCGGACAATCAAAGTGCCCTCGGTTACCTCGGCATCTTTGTCGCCTGTCCAGTAAACAACTTCGTAGCTCCCATCTGCCAATGCAGTGGATGACACAAGCTGGCCGTCACCCGTAACAGCGCCATTGATGAACTGGTTGTAGTGCGTGTAATCCAGTGCCACCTTGATGAAATCCCCAGGGGCGATTGAACTGGTTAAGGCTTCGTAGGTGGTGCTGATTTTTACGGTGTGATCAGCAAGCCGCCTGGCGCCAATGATGAACCGGGCGGCCTTTAAAGCGTGCTGTTCACTGGTGCAGTATTCGGATATGTCAAGGCTTTCGGTGACACCTTGGCCCCAGTCCGTGTGATACACGATGCGCTCCTTTGGCTCCGGGAACAGGCCGTAGGCGGGGTCAACGCTTTCGGATGGAGCATTGCCGCCGTAGCGCTCTGTCCTGTACTTGACTGACATGGAGATCGGCTGGCGCTGTTCGGCTTCGGCCATCGTCAGATTCATGCTGATGCAGTTGCCCGCCGTGAACAGGCCGCGAATTTCGGGCTTCTCGGGGATGGCTTGCTCCAGGTAAAAGATGCCGCCGCGCTCGATCAGCAGTAGGCAGTGCGTGGCAGCCGTATCAGCCGCCCATTGCCGCCAGTTGGTATTGTTGATCTTGGGGCCGTCGTAGAAGAAGCGGTTGTCTTGGCAGAATTGCGCGGCAGCCGTGAACGATGCAGTGTCAATCTGCTCAGCGCTGATCTCGTTACCGAGCCCGTAGCGCTTGTTCAGCATGAAGTCGTACAGGATTTCAGGGAACAAGTGCGTGGCACCGAAGCCCCCGAGCAGGCGTTCCACTTCCTTGCCTTCGGTGACGTAAGCCGAAAGCTGCGAAAACTGCGACCACTCGCGGCTTGCCCTTACATTCATGCCGATCAAACACAAGTTGTCGTATTGCGGCGTGAAGGGGTTGGGTTGGATGACGTTGACGTAGGCGATTTCGTGCTCGGGTGCAGACGAGCACGACGTAGAAATTTCGTCATACATGAAAAACTCAGCAGCACGTGCATAACGATCAAGGTATGTGCCATCTGTCGCTGAGCCGTAGGTGCCTTCAGTCCAGCTAAGGCCAATTTCTTGCTTGGGACGTAAACCTTGGATGTCGAATAGTTCGTCAAACGATCCACCTTGGATATAGCGCCCTTTAAGATAAGCATTGCCTTGCGCGAAGGAAATACCAATCAGGCTTCCGTCCGAACGCAGCTCGATAAGAGAAAAGCTCCCATTTCTGATTTCCCAGCTTGATACAGGCTCGATACGCACTTCCCAGCTAGCATCGCCGTTCATCGCAAAGCGGATAAAGTTAAACGACGGCGTTTCTTTTGCTCCAGCTACCGCAAACACGTAGTTGCCCATGTTGGCGAACTCAACAGAATCTGCTGGGTCCGAACGTAAAGCGATACGGAAAAAGCTGTAGCGCTTTTCAGGAGCAGTAATGGTGCCGGAAGTAAATATCGTGTTTGCTAAATTGTCAAAAACGCTTTCCCCGGCTAAACCATCGGCGGCTTTCCAGTTGACGGATTGGTAGCCAGGAACCGTGATGGGCGTCATGACGGTGGTATCAATGGCATCAATGCGAGCGTATATAAATCGCGTCGTAAAGTCCGGTTCAACAAGCCAAAAAACAATCACATCATTAACCGCATAACCACTGCCACCTTCGGCAACAGTAATACTTGTAAGAGTTCCGCCTGACACAACTGCCGCGAGCCTTAATCCTGATCCAGACGTGCTTTCTGGGTAAGTAGGTACTGAGCTAAAAGTACCGTTGTCCAGTCCAGTCACGTCGTTTGTTGGATTAAATTCACCTGGGACAAGAGTTACTGCAGTGGCAGCGCCTGCAGCAGTGAATTCTTTCTTGTCGTTCGGTACATCCGCAAAGTTGCACATGCCTTGAATCTGCATGGCAACAGTGCTGCGAATGCCAAGCTCGAAATACTGTGTTTCACGGTTAATGCTGACGCTACCTAAAGCGCAGCGGAAAATCTGCGGGAACGCTGAAGCAGTGTAATAACGACGCCCAATCTCACCTGCGCTGTAATTGAGGCCAGGTGTTTGAAATTGCCATGGTGCGGCCGCTGCAGACCCAGGACCCTCTGCGGGACGGATGGAGCTTTCTCCTACGGTGTCAAAAAAGCGTGTATCGACAAGCTCTTGCCCTACCACGCCAACATCGCCAGCCCTGACCACGCGGAAGGTGTAAAAAGCGCTCTCACCGCGCTCGTTTGGATCATCAAGCAATTCAGTGATGCTTGCGTCCGTAAGCGCTTCAAGCGAATAATCCGCTTCGCTGATAAACACCGGATCGCGTTGGATCAATACGGCTAAGCAAGAACCGACTTTATACAGCTCGCCTTCTTGTAACGCTGAATCGTATTGCTTTTGCCTGCCCGCAACGGATTGCCCCACGGCAATCAGTGTTTCTTGGCCGTCCATTGAGCCGACACTGTTGTCACTATTAAGTGAGTTGACGACAATCGCCGGGTTCTCGGTGGTACCAAATACGCCGTCCGACTTGGAGCTAAGCATGTAGGTGAACGTGTCACCAACATCAAGCGAAACAATGGAGCCAGGCGTGCTTCCTTTGCTGGTGGAAATAATGCCAGCCTTGCTGCTGTAGCAGTATTTATACTTCCACGCTTCTGCTATGGCCTGTGCGTCATCATCAGCCTTGTATTCTTCGTTTCTAATCTGAAGAGTCCTTAAAGGGCGGATGCGCGGATTGATGCGATAGCCGAGACCGTTTGCGATGGGGGAATACAGTCCAAAGCTGGTGGAAGTGCTTGGCTTGTACGCGCCACAAAATACTGGCGACAGGTTGCCGGGATTGATTTCAGCTTGGAAGATGTCTGCCGCGTACTGCCCTTGAGCGCCAATGTCGTTTTGCGATCCAGAAAGGTAATTGCCGATGGCCATGCGACCGCCATCTGGCACGCTGTAGATAGCGATGCGCTGCAGATTTCCGTCAAAGGAATATGCACCAAGCGTGTTGTTGCCAATGGCGAAACTGTACGGATGGATGGCACCAACACTGCCTTCGCCAACGAGGAACACCGCACGCAGCATCTGACTGCCGCCGAGTGACCAGATCTGGCTCCAGAGCAGCGGGGTGTTGATGCGCACGCCGCCATACCACTGCCCGTTCAAGAACTCGCGCTTGGCATAGACCAGCGGAATTGGATCGCCAAGTGGTGCGACATCTTGAACGGCCTCGAAGCCGTAGGTGGGGGCGAATGCACCAGGGGAGTTCAGCGTGTCGCCTTGACGCTGACGTGTGGTCAGCTCACCGCGTTCGCGCGGCTTCGGTGGACGTGGGGCTAGCAGTGCCGAGACAACAGTGAGGCCGACGCCGAGCACAAGGTTGATGATGCCAAGGATCAACGCGGTCTCTGAACCAGCCACCACTGCCGGTTGTGGCCCCTCAGCAGCGCGGCGTTGCACCTCTGCCTTGTACCACCGCATCTCATCCTCGGTGAGCCCGAGCAGCTCAGCGATGTAGCGATCCTGCGGTAGCAGTGGTGCAGTCATTTCCAGTCGTACCAAGTGAACTTGCGCAGTGCGTTAGCTGTGGTCCAACGAACACCGCGTTTGTGGCTGACATGCAAGAGCCCGCCGTCAATCATCACTGCAGTTCCGATTTGATCGGGCGTCTCAAACACTGTAAAGGCACCATCAAACGGCGGATCAATAGATTTGAGGTGGGGCGCCAGCAGCATGTGGACCTCGCGGTAGCTTTCGCTGAGCGACAGTGAGATCAGCGTCTGCACGGCGGCTTCATCGGGCACGAGCAGCCCGAGGCTTTCGCGGACGCGGACCACCATCAGCAGGCAGTCGCAGCCGTCCTCACGAGCAGGATCAGCTCCAGTGACATGTGGCTTGCCGATCCAGCGCTGCCAAGTCATGAGATCACCAGCGTGCCCGAGCTTGGGACACGTCCTACCAATGAGCGCGACAGGAAGCGCCCAGGGCCGCGTCGTGTCGCATCGCCGGGGCCGCGCAGGATGAAGGTGAGCATCTCTTGGTCGTGCGTGAAGCTGCCCACCACCCATAGTTCGCGGGAGATGGTGATGCCCTCAGAGAGCGAGGCGATGTTGATCTCCTTGGTGGTTACCTCTGCGATGTAGCGGTTGTCGGCGGCTTCTTTGGCGTAGTTCAACGAGATGGCGTTGACCGGTGTTACGAGATTCGCTTGCGAGCGTTCGCCTGCAGTTTGACCTGCACCTTGCCCGTAGCCAAAAGGCAGGAAGTCAGCCGTGCGATCGACGAAGAAGTTTTGCCACAGCGGACTGCGTGTGGCGAACGTATCACGCTCTCTGAACTGCACGTAGTTGACAGTTGCGACCGACATCAGATGCCCACCCGCTTGCGCGTCTTGACACTATTCTGCAGCGCCCCGATTGCAAGCTCACGCCCACGCAGTGCTGATTGCGCTGCCATGCGTTCAGCTTGATCGCGGGTGACGTATTCCACGTTGTTGATCACCTGCGACTCGTACCGGATGTTGAGGTTGCCGGGTGTTGATGCCATCTGCTCGATGCGCTCGCGTTCGTAGCGGCGTTCGGCTTCCATCTGCTGCGTCATGATCTGCGTGCGATTTTCTTGCAGGCGTTCCACTTCGCGGATAGACGCGCGTGTAGCGAGCGTGGCAAGCTCTTCGGGGCTGTCAGATGCTGTGCCGTTCTCGGGGGAGTCCCCGCGCAGCGCGTCCAGAAAGGCTCTGTTGTCGGCCACCTGAACGCCAAGCTTGCCGTCTGCGCCGCGCTTGAGGGGCATGATCGCCTCGGGGCCAGCCTCGCCCATGAGGCCCGCTTGAGTGACGCCACCACCGGCGAACTGGAACAAGGTCGGCGAAGAGACGATGGAATTCGTGAACATGCCGCCATTTGCAAATGGCACAACTCCGTTCGATGCGTAGACGTTTCCATCGGCATTAGACCTGGTGTACTTCATCCAGTCCGCACCTCCAACACCTTTTAGTGGATCCGCATCATTTGTTCCCATCCCTGCAAAAATCTTTGCAACACCGATTGCTACGTAGGTTGCGATCATTGTGGCAGCAGCATCCAGTAAAGCGTTAGCTACATTTTCTAAAAATTCTGCAAATACCTGCTGTGCACTTTTAGTACCTTTGATAAGTTCAGCTACACCTGTGGTCATAGCCGTGCCAAATGCCTGTCCTATTGCTAGAACAGAACTTTCTAGGGCTTGGGCCTGTACCTCAGCTATTTGTAGTTCTTCGGTAAGTCGTGCTACTTCGGTGGCTCTTTCTACAGGTTTACCTGCAGCCAGTTGCTGCTCAAAAGCGGCTCCAGCGGGGCCAATAAATCCAGCTTGTAGACCTTTACCTGTAGCGTCAATTTGTTTCTGTATAACAGACAACTCTTCTGCATCTCTCCGTTGATTCGCAAGCTCTAATAGCTGCCTGTATTTTTCTACTTGACTGTCAAGTATATAGCCGCGATCTCTAACTAAATCGTTGATTTTTTGCTCAATTATAGCTTGATCTTCTGTATTGTTAATGCGAGCATCCGTAAACCTAATCTCCGTTTCTACTCCGCGCAATATGGCGGCAAACTCGTCTGCACGTCGTTTGTTAATAGCTCTAATTTTATCTTCGCTAGCGGCTATAGCTTGAGAAGACTTCTCTTGGGCTATTTTGTTTATGTACAATTTTTCCTCGGCATAGTTTGCCCTGTCAATAGCCCGTACGCGCTCTTTTTCAATAATGTAAAGGCTTTTTGCTAACTCTTGGTACGCGGCTTGTATTTCTTTCTTTTCAAATAGCAGATCTCGAATTGCGTTTTCTGCTCCGCCAATTTTTAGTAGTGCATCATACTCATTTTTTAGCTCGGCTACACGGCTTTCTGGCGGTTTGCGTCCTTGTTTAGTGCGTTTACTCACGTCCAGTTGGCTAGGCGCGGTAATGCGTCCAACCATTCCGGGCGAACCTGGTTTTGGTACGCCTTCGGGCCATGGCATATCATTCCA